ATTATCCTCGCCCCGATTATTTGGGCCACGGATCGATTATCCCCGGTCGCCGGTCGGATAATCCACGGCTTGATTATCCGTGAGCGGTTATCCCCGGTCCGATTATCCCTGGGGGGGGGGGGGGATTATCCATGGACCGATTATCCCTGGTCCGATTATTTCGGGTCACCTGCCCTCCGGGCGGGTGCGCGTTTTTGGCTTCGCCCTAGTGGGGGTGCCTTGTTTCCGTTTCCTTGTGCTTTCCGCCCGCCCGTGCCACCCTAACGCCCATGGGCGTTTCGAAGGCGAGGAAGAGCGGCGCGTATCTGGGCGGTCGGCCTTTCCCCGTCTATTGCCCCGTTTGCCGCAAATGCGGTCTGGGGAAGCCGGGGCGTTTTTACAACAGCCGGGGGCTCTGCAATATTTGCCATCGCGAGGAGCGGCGGGAGGGCCGGAAGCATAAATGGCCCAATACCCCCACGATGCTCACCGATGGGGAGCTTCGGCGGTTGGCGTCCAATCCCCTTCGGTGGCTTCGCCAGCATGTGGGGCAAACGCATCTGAAGGATATCCCCCCGCATCTGCATGAGCTTGAGGCGTGGCGGATCGTTCATGTGGCCGTTTGCCGTTGGTATGGGGAGAAGGTCTATCTCGATCCCATCCAGGTATCTTCATATGAGGATGTGGTTTGGGCCGCCCATGCCCCGCATGATGAGCGCGAGCCGGCCGCCCTGGTCCCGCCCGCCAAAAAGCCGCTGCCCAAGAAGCGCCGCCGGGCGCGCACCGATCCGGTCCGGGATGCTTTGCTGGTGAATATCATCCGCCCCCTGATGCGGCAGCTGCGCGAGGTTTTCCCGCAGCTGCCGCAGCCGCGCCTCATGCTTCTTAATGATAGCTGGACGCTGGTCTGGGTGAGCGGGTTTGACTCCCTCGCCGTCAACGGTCCGATGAATGGTCCGGCCGCCACGATCGAGCTGTGCGAAAATGGTCCCGACGCTGTTACAGTCTTTGAATATCAGGTTGATATTTTCAAACTGATCTGGGACGTTTTTCAAATCGTTCAGGCGCAACAGGTGGACTAACCTCCCGCGCTGTGGCATTTATGCGGGCATGAAAGCAGATCCCGCAGGTACAGTTCGTCAGCGCGCCGATGGCTCCGTCTGGGAGAAACCCACCTCCACATCTAAGGAGTGGACCCAGGTGAAGGACGGCGTAAACTCCGTTGGTACTGCCGCCCCCAAAGGCGCCGCCCCCGACTTTGAAAAAGGTCAGGATGGCGATGCCTGGATGAAGGCGCAGGCTCAATACGACCTCGATGGCCATAAGCCGTCGAAGGAAACCCATCCCCAGCATGTGGATATCGACGCCGAGGGCGATATCGATAAGAAGCCCGTGCTGATGTGGAAGGATGATAAGGGCAGCGATCGCCGCTCCTACACCAAGCGGTTCCATTGGAACCGTTATTCCAAGGTCCATGACGACACCAAGGGCGCCGCTGACGCCATGGCGAAGGCTCAGGAGTACCTCGCTGAGTGCTGCAAGTCCGATAGCCCCGACCGCGAAGCCGCCATGGCCGCGCTGGTGCATCTGAAGACCGGTCACCCCGTCAATAACGTGCTGGCGCTGCACCCCGAGGCCACCCACGTTGCCCGTAAGATGAAGAAGTCGGGCAATCCTGACCTCTTTAAGGGCCAGACGACCGACAAGCTGCGCGAAATCCTCACCGCGTCGATCGCTCTGCGCGACCGCACCCAGTCTTTCCACTGGAACGTGACCGGCCCGACCTTCCCGCAGCTCCATGTGCTCTTCGGCGACCAGTACGATGACCTCGCTGACGCCGTTGACCTGCTCGCCGAGCGCATTCGCGGCTTCCAAATCGTCGTCGATGAGGTTTCGATCGAGCCTCGAGCCATGCCGGCCGACGCTCAGGGCATGTTGGTCGAGCTGATCGCGGCCCATGAGCAGCTTTGTGAGCTTTGCGAGCAGGGTGTCGAGGCCGCTGAGGCCGAAAATGACGCCGGAACGGTCGATATCCTCGGCAAGCGGGCCGCTGACCACGACAAAGCGGCTTGGTTCCTCCGTTCGACGGCCGGGTTGCAGAAGGGAGGCTCGACGGAAGACGTCGAGCACCCTGACAAAGCCCACTTCATGTTCGCCCACCCTCGTGGGCACGCCTACATGGCCTCGGTTCATGAGCCCGTTGTCGCTGAGCACGTCGCTTCTCGGCGTCAATCCGGTGAGGGAAGGCTCTTCAACGCCAAGCCCTCGCAGGTTAAGAAGCTCATCAAGAAGGCCGGCGTCGGTCATTTCGATGGCGAGACCATGATGCACGCCAATGCGGCCATCATGTGCGCCGATTATCTGTCGAAGACGCCTAAGTTCGACATCGCCAACGACGGTATGGCCAAGGCAGCTGCTTGCGTGCGCAAGGCCTCCGATAAGGTCGCCCGCCAGTTCGGCCATCCTCCCTGCCCTGAGGGTATGTCGTACTGCCCGCCTGGCATCGCGATGGGTTACCTCGAGAATCTCGGGGCTGCCAAGGCGTTCCCGAAGGCTTTCGAGGACCTCAAGCGCGCCGCCGACCCGTACTCGACCGCAAACCCGAAGGAGCAGATCCGCGCTGAGATCAAGCGGGATGAGCGCGACGTGACGGACCCCGAGGACCTCAAGCGCGCTGAGATGACCGTTCGAAAGGCTTACGGCACGATCGAGGGCCGCGAGTCAGATATCCAGCGCATCCTTCAGACGCTTCAGTCAAAGAAGCACAAGATCAATAAAGGAACCCAGACATGCTCTCCGACCGAGGCCGAGAAATCCTCTCCTGTTCAGACTCTTACAACTTCAAGCGATCTGCCGACGTCAAGCTTCACGACGGCGACTGCTGTACAGAAGTCGACCACGCCTGGCCAGAACTCGCTGTCTTCAAAGGCAGCGGTGCTGGACGACGCGATCGAGAAGGGCGGCCAGTTCCTCGCACGGCTGTCCCCGGCTCGCGGGGATAATCGGGCGCGCTACGTCTACGACAAGACGGCGTTCCTCTCGCTTGTCGAGAGCGACCACTTCGCCAACATCGTGACGCCGGGCGTGAAGTTCCACTGCCCGATCCACACGGGCGAGAAGTTCGTCGACGGCTTTGTCTCCATCGAGGATCGCGTCGGGCAGATGCTTCACGTCGCGCACGATGGGACCGGCCGCCGTGGCAGCCTCGGTATCGATCAGCTCCAGAAGATGCTCCTCGAGTACCACCAGCCCTTCCTTGAGACGGAAGGTGACTGCGCTGAGTGCGAAGGCTGCGAGGATTGCGAGGAGTGGGAGGACGATTCGGTCAACGAGCCGTCGATCATCAAGGCCACCGACATGACGACCCACGTCGATGTCGTGAAGGCTGACAGCATCCCCGACGACTACAACAAGCCCCGCCGCATCCGTCAGGGTGAGCCCGGCTACGGCAAGAAGAAGTTTGTCGTCAACGCTCGCAACGCTCAGGGCAAGACGCGCGTGATCCGGTTTGGCGACGCCAACATGGAAATCCGCCGCGACGATCCCGAGCGCCGCAAGAATTTCCGCAGCCGCCACGGCTGCGACACGGCAGCGGGCAAGGACATCCTCACCGCCAAGTACTGGTCGTGTAAGCAGTGGCGCCATAAGGAAAAGGTCGTGAAGTCCTCCGTCGAGCTTGCTGACTGGGGAACCAAGCAGCCCGAGCACGAGCTTATCCGTGCGCAGGCTCAGGCTGCTTACGTCAACGCTCTTCGCCGGTCGAAGGCTGGCGAGCTTAGCGACGACGTGATGAAGGCCATGAGCGTTGCGGTTCTCAACCGCGACTACAACGAGGTCCTCAAGCTTGCCGAGGAGGACAACGAGATCGAGCCGGTGCGCAAGGCTGTCTGGACGACCGCCTATGTCAACGACCTGCCCGACTCTGCCTTCCTCTACGTCGAGTCCGGCGGAAAGAAGGATGGTGAGGGCAAGACCACGCCCCGGTCGCTCCGTCACCTTCCTTATAAGGACAAGAACGGAAAGGTTGACCTCCCTCACCTCCGCAACGCTCTCGCCCGCCTCGAGGGTACCCAGATCCCCGACTCGGTGAAGGCTGGGATTAGGAAGCGCGCTCAGTCCATGCTTGCCGATGCCACGGGCAAGAAGGTGGAGAAGGCTGAGCCCGAGGTGAGCAAGGACGAGATCAAGAAGGCCAACATGGCTGTCGCCGGTCTCGTCGAGACCGGTAAGTCGGCGATCGACCCTCTCGACGCTTGGCTTGCGAAAGGTCTTGTGCCGACCAACGAACTTGATGAATATATCAAGGAGTCAGTTGGTGACTTCTCAGACTTCGCCGAGGACCTAGCCTTCGCCCCCGCCTCAGTCCGAAGCCAAGCCCACTACCTTCGCATGGCGAAGGGACCCCTCGCTCTCCGCGCTCGCTACGTGGACGTCAAAGGTAAGCTCTCGTGACAGACAAAACCGCCGACAGCTCTGAGACCATCGCCAAGGGCGATCTCCCTAAGGAGCTACTGAAGCCCGGCGGGGAAGTGCGCTTGGCGTCGCCTAAGGCGGCGAACCTCGACCCGATGAGCTCAATGTGGCTCACCGCCCAGTCGATGTTCCCGTCGGACATCCATCAAGGTACGGGCATCCTCTCGTATACGACGCTGCGGGCGATGTCCCGCATCCCGTATATCGCGGCGATCCTGCTGACCCGTATGAATCAGGCTTCTGACTTCGCTGTTCAGCAGCCTGATCCGTACAGCCTCGGCCATGTCATCACTCCCGATGACAAGAAGCGCGTCCTGACTCGCCGGGATAGGTCCACCATCGCTGAGATTCAGGAGTTCATCCTGAACGGCGGTGGCACCTATTTCCCCGGTGGGTTCGAGTCGTTCCTCCGAGCGATCGTTCACGACACGCTCGTGTATGATCAGGTCAACGTGGAAAAGGTGATGAACGTGACGACCGGCAAGCCCGGCGCCTTCGTTCCCGCCGATCCGACCACGATGCGACGGAAGGCTCCCGACCGTAGCCAGATCAAAGACATGCGCTGGGATATCCGGGACACCGGATATATCCAGGTCCTCAACAACCGCATCGTCAATGAGTTCTCGCCCGACACGATGTCATGGTGGATCCGCAACCGCGAGACCTTCATGTATCGGAATGGCTACGGCGCTCCTGAGCTTGAGAAGGCGGTCTCCATCGTGGCCGCCCTCGTCAACGCCATCACGCACAACACCGTCAACTACACGACGGGTATCCACTCCCAGAACCTGATCGAGGCCGGTATCATCGGCTCCGATGACCGCATGTCGACGCTTCAGCGGGTTATCGAGGTCTCCACCTCCGGTATCCGACATTCGCGTCGCACGCCGCTCTTCCAGGTTAATCCGGCGCTCCAAGAATACTTGAAGGTCCACCCTCTCGGATCGACCAACAAGGAGATGGAGTTCTCCGAGTGGATTAACTTCCTGAAGAAGCAGCTGTGCTCTCTGTTCCAGATGGACCCCGCCGAGCTGGGCGACATCTTCGGAACGGAGAACCAGAGGACGCAGGTTGGCTCGGCTTCTCCGACTGATCGGATTATCGCCTCTAAGGAGCGTGGCCTTCGTCCGCTCATGCGGACTATCCAGCGCTGGATCAATGAGTTCCTCATTGCTCCTCACTGGCCTGGATACCGGCTCACCTTCCGAGGCTTTGATGCGGTCACGGAAGAGAAGAAGATCGAGCTGGACCTCAAGGCGGTCTCCTCGTTCCTCTCACCGAACGAGCTTCGTCTTGAGCGCGGCCTCGAGCCCTGGGATGACCCGGTCTCGAAGCGTCCTCTCAATGCCCTCTACACCGCCTACATCCAAGATCAGCTCGCCAACCAGCAAGCTGATACGGAAGATGACGCTAAGGCTGTAGTTGGTAATTGAACTCCTGTGATTGCTAGGGCATTGTTCACGAGAGGAGTTTTCCAATCGTGAACACTGCTGCACAACCACAGCTTGTTAGCTTCGGCGGTCTTTCCTCCGGGTTTGACTCTTCGATCTTTCTTGACGAGGACCGGTTCCGTCTTTGGACGCCGGCCTCGGTAACGATCGAAGGTTTTTCCAAGGGGACTAAGACCAAGCCGAGGCTTGGCCGCATTTCTGGAATCGCCACGTCTGAGGCGCCTGACGAGGATGGTGACATCGTCGATCAGGAAGGTCTCGAGTGGGATTACTTCATCGGTAAGGGCGGGCAAAAGGGCCACGGGCTGATTTTGCTTGAGCATCCCGTCGGAGTGGTCAATACCATCGGCTACCCGGTGGGCATTGAGCTGACTGAGATCAAGTCGGCGATCACGGGGCAGATGGTCAAGGCGACTAAGGTCGTCGCTGACCTCTATCTTGAAGATAAGATGGGCCGCGTCACTTACAAGAAAGCCAGAGTTATGAAGCGGGCTGGTGCCCAGCGCTCGATTGGATTTTCCATCGAGGGCGGCGTCAAGCAGCGCGTCGGGAAGCGTATCGCAAAAGGCCGCGTAAAGTGGCTTGCGGTTACCGCTGCTCCAAGAAATCATGACTCTTGGTGGGAGCCCATGATGATGTCAGCTAATGGTGCAACCATCACCAAAGCGCAGGTTGGTTATCCCATGCAGGGTGCCGGCTACGTTGGTGAGATTGCTCCATTGGTTGCGCAGTCTCTTCAAGGTGCCCAATCAATTGATCGCGAGAAATTGGTGATGCAAATCGCCAAGACCTGGTCGCAGGAACTTACCTGGTCACAGGCAGAAAGTGTTTTCGATTATATCGTTCAGTCCCTGACGGCGAAGGGCCTTCGCGTCGGACCCCAAAACAAGGCAGGAAAACCATGATCAAGGGAAAGGCGAGCGAGCTGTTTCAGAAGCTCCTTCCGACGCTCGGCGACGATGAAGCCCGAGCCATCTGCGTCGAGAAGATCCACAAGGGCCAGCTCGAGGACGACCTCGGCGCGGCTCCCATTATCGGTCAGGCCGAGATGAGCAAGCTCATCGACGAACTGGCCAAGTCCTTTGTCGCTGAGGTTGCCCCCGCAGCCCCGGCCAAGATCGTCAAGGGCGGCTCCCGCTTCGTTGGCAACGAGGACGTCGACAGCGCGTCGGCTCTCGTTGACATTGAGGCTTCGGTCTCGGCGCTCTCGGCTCAGTCGGACCGCCACTACACCCAGCTCGTCAAGGGTCTCACCGCCCTCGGCAACATCGAGAAGACGGTCCTCACGACCCTCGCCGAGATGGACCGCCGCAATGCAGAGCTGACCAACACTGTTGCCGAGCTTCGTAAGGGCCTTGAGGCCATCACGAAGGGCGGCCCGAAGTCGACCCAGGCGACCGCCGTCGTCCCGCACCCCGCTGAGGCGGCTCGCGGCGCGGCTGACGGTGTCGTTGCGCAGGCCACCGGCAACATCGAAGTTGACCGCGAGCTTGCTCTCTTCACCAAGGTCGAGCAGTTCTGCAACGAGAACATCGCCAAGGGTGGCACCGCTGAGGACCGCAAGCAGGAGCTTCGCTTCGCGCTTGGTGAGATCTTCTCCGGCGCGCTCCCGAGCGACGTCAACACCCGCTACAACCTCGGGCTTCAGGCCTGATCTGACGGCCTCTGACACAGGAGACTAACGCATGATTCCTCAGGATCTTCTCGCAGGGCTGCCGCCGGAAGGCTTTGACGCCAGCGTCGGCGAGCTTCGTAAGCTCAACCAGGCTCTCCGCTCGGCGGCGATGCTTGGCCTCCGTAAGGGTGGTGTGAACTACCCGCTCCAGGGCGTTGGCTACGACAGTGGCACGCTCCCCGGCGGCGAGTTCGCCCCGCTCGTTCCCCAGTCCATCCAGCCCATGCTGGACAACGCGACCTTCGACGATGAGCACATTGTCGCTTGGAAGCTCCTCGCCAAGACCTCGGCTTCGTCCCCGATGCACGAGTACAACGTTCGCCGCAGCTACGGCTCGGCAGCGCTGAACCCGTTCGTCCGCGAAGGTGGCGTCCCCGCCATCAGCGAGTCGTCGTTCGAGCGTAAGGTTGTCCGCGTCAAGTACGCCGCGACCTTCCGCCAGATCACCGACGTCGCGTCGATGACCGGCATGATGCACCCGTCGCCCCAGGCGATCTCGATCGCCTCGATGGACGGCATGATGGAACTCGTCCAGAAGATGGAGTCCTTCCTCTTCCACGGCGACTCGTCCATCAACCCGCTCGAGTACGACGGTATCTACAAGTCGATCCGCTCCGGCGCTCCGTCGAACTTCCGCGATGCCGAAGGCTCCGTGACCTCCCTCGAGGAGCTTCAGGAGATCATTGGTCGTATGACCAATCCTCCGTACTACGCGAAGCCCACTGAGATCTGGTGCGACCACCGCGTGTGGACGAACCTCCAGAACCAGATGCTCAGCAAGTACGGCCGTATGGAGATCTCGCAGCAGCGCGACATCTACGGCGGCGTCGGCAAGCTCTTCGTCTCGACGGCTCACGGGAATATCCCCATCCTGTCGATCCCCTTCCTCTCGCACCGCGAGCACCCGATCTCGCGCCCCGAGGGCGACGGCGCTCCGGCTGTCATCGCGCCGTCCATCGCCTACCAGGCGTCGGTCACCGGCTCGAAGTTCAAGACCGCCGACGTGACGGGCAAGGACTTCCACTACATCGTCGAAGGCATCGGCGACGAGGGCGCGGTCAACTTCGCGGCTTCGGCGGCGGTTTCGCACTCGGCGGCGGGCGGTTCCAGCCGCTTCACCATCAACGACGCGGGCGTGCCCTCCTACGGCACGAACTCGATCCGTTACTACAACGTCTTCCGCGCTGACGTTGCGACGGGCGCTGGCGCCCCGGCTGACCAGAACGAGTACTGGTTCGTCGGCCGCTTTGCTCGCAACCTCGTTGCCTCGGGTACCCACACCCGCTTCGACGAGATCAACGAGCACCGCCCGCAGAAGTCGCCGGTGTACATCCTCACCAACCGCCGCGACTGCATGGAGTGGGTCAACTTCCTTGACCTCACCCGCCGCCCGATCACCGTGTCGCGCAGCGCCACGACCCAGTTCATGATCATGCTCTTCGGCGCGCTCAAAATGGGCGTTCCCCAGAAGCACTGGATCCTGGACAACGTCGGCTACGCTTGATAGCTGATAACGGCCTGATCGGCTAACTTGAAGGGGGAGGAGGCCCACGCCGCCTCCCCCTTCTTGTTTCAAGGAGAACAAATATGCGGCTGCGCGCTCTTCGTGAAATTCCTTCCAACGGGAAGATCGCCTTCGGACCTCTTCTCTTTTCTGTCGACGCTGACGGCGTCCTCGACCCCCAACCTACGGACCTTCAGGTTTCTTCTATGAAGCTCGAGGTCTACCTGAAATGGGTTGAGCGGGCCGATGTCGCTGAGCCTGAAAAGAAGCCCGACCTGCCTGTCTTCAATTTCGCTGTGAAGCCCAGCGAGCCTAAGACCCCGAACCTCATCGTTCCGGTCGAGGATGAAGACGAGGACGACGATAACGTGTTCGTTGATATCCTCCCGGCGGAAATTGCCCCCGCGCCAGCGCCGGTAGTTGCATCGAAGGCTGCGACTGAAGACTACTCAAAGTTGACTGCAGCGGAACTTCGCGACCTCTGCGACGCCTTTGAGATCAAGTACCCGTCAAATGCCACCAAGGCCAAGCTCGTCGAGCTTTTGAAGGGAGCCTGAGTCATGCCGATCACCGATATCATCACGCCAGAGTACATCAAGAATGCCGTCCTCCCGACGGTGAAGTTTGTCGGGCGTGATGGTACCCCGGTGTCGGACGACTATTTCTACCGGTCGATTGATAACGCAGTGGCTGAGGTCGAGGAGATGACCGGCCTCACCCTGCGTACCGACCACCGCAAGCTTCACGAAGAGCGGCACGATTCGCTCGAGTGGCACGACGAGACCTTCTACCTGAAGAAGACGCTCCGTCGCCCTCTGCGAAAGGTCGATAAGATCTCGATCGTCTGGGCTAATTTCCCAGGCTACGACCTTGAGCCTGACCGAACGCTGCTTCGATCGAACAAATACGGGCAGGTGCAGATCGTGCCCGGACCCACACTCAGCACACATCCATTCTTCCTTACCTACTGGGGTGTCGGATGGAATGACCGCCCTGAGTATATGCCCGGTCTCATTAAGATCGATTTCTATGCCGGCTTCGACTCTCTGCTGGTCGGCACGCATAACACCGTCGCCAATTCCAACACAGTCACCATTACCGACGACACGACCAACGCTGCTTACGGTCTTGAGTCTGGTCAGTGGGTCAAGATTGGCGGGCACCCGCGTCGCATCGCCGCTGTTGTCAATGGGTCGACCTACAAGGTCAGCGGTACCTTTCCCGCGACGTACTCAGGTGAAGCCATTCATCTCGCTTACCCAGGTTCGGCTCTTTCGGCCGTCTCGGCGCTCGCCGCCATCCCGATGCTAAGCTTGGCCGGTACTCTGATTTACGGGGCCGGCGTCACCGATAAACACCTGCAGATCGACGGTATGCGCCAGGCCAAGAGCATCGATCCTCGAGGACCGTATGCCAACTGGCAGAAGGAACTCAGGCTCGCGGCTGAGAGTGCCATGCGCGCCCTTCACTCCGACTACACCCCGGTTCGCGGATTCTCTGTCTGAGGTGACACATGCCGCAACTACGCCTCGTCCTCCCGAAGTACATCGAGCCCGATACCGTCGATTTCGATCTCGAGGAGTTCAGGCGTGCCCTTTTCCAGAAAGGGCGAGAACTCACCTGGGACTGGGCGATGTCCTGCCCGTGCCAAGCGCGCGTCACGTCGTCCACCAGAACCACACTCATCTCGCAGAACAGAATCGACTGTCCGGGCTGCAAGGGTAGCGGCGTCATCTATTCGAACCGTCAGACCACCATCGGGATGCTGACGGACGCGATGTTCGACCAGAAGTTCTTCAACCTCTACGGAAGGTACTCTGAAGGCTCGGTCTTCATTACGCTTTTGCCCGAGCACCTACCTGCAATGAACGACCGGTTCACTCTAACTCGGGGTGTGGTCGTTTACGAGGAGACGGGCTTCAGACACTCCGCGACTATCGAGCGTCCGCGCTTCCCGATCGTGAAGCGTCTCATGTACCTCGGCTCCGAGGGCGACCAGACCGAACCCGAGCGGGCCGAGATCGGCGTGCTTTATTGCCGGGCTGCAGGGCTGAACGGTGAGTTGCTCGCGACGGAGTACACCGAGAACGAGCATTTCACCGTCAACGACGACGGCGACCTTGATTGGTCGATCGCTGGTGCTGGGGCACCTCCCATCGGCTCCAGGCTCGCGATCAGGTATTACGGCCGGCCGTCCTTCGTGGTCAGAGGTTTTCCGTACGCCCAGCGCGACCTCTACCAGAATGACGCTGCCACCATGGATGACCGGCAGCTAGGGCTTCATCCCGTCAAGGTGGTTTGCGTACCTGAGTTCTTCGGCGCCAGGAATCCGCCTGTTGTCGGTGATGTCACGGGGGCAGAGGCATCGCCTTCTGATGAGCTTCCATGAGAATAAAACGCTCCAACGCGCAGATAAAGCTTGATGAGGCTACAAATCAGCAAGTTGGTAAGCTGGTTAACGAGATAAAGCAGCGCTACCTCGCTGACATTACCCAGCGACTTCGTAAAGAGATCGTTAAGCTCATAGACGCTGAGTGGCGAGCACTCGCCACGAAAAAGCTTACAGGCTCGCGAGCCAAGTACCTCGCTCGATACCTCCAAGGTATCGAGCCTGTTGTCCTCAAGGGGGACAGCATCATCCTCTCGCTCGGCACCGCCGACGCTGCAAAGATTGAGGCGGGCTGGGCACCACCGCAGAGTAATGGGTCTACCATCAACGATGGTATCGGCACCTACGACGGCACACCGAAAGACCTCAGGCCGCTGCTGCTCTATAGCGGAAAGCCTGCTAACGTTGCCACTACTTGGCAATCTGAGTCAAGGCACTGGAAGGTCATAAAGTTTGACCTTGGTAATAGCCAAAGTGCCATCGAGACAGTTGTTACCGACTGGATGAAGCAGAAATTCGAGACCGACAACGAGGGTAACCTTGCCGGTGAATTTGCTCAGAAGGCCGATAAAGCATTCAAGCTTGGTCTTGCTAAGGCTGTAAAGGCTGCTAAAGCAAGCAGAGATCGTGTGCGACGCCGTACGGGCGTTAGCGATGGTCGCGCCAACTTGGAAAAGAAAGCGATTGCTCGGCTTGGAAATACGAAAACCATTCTCTGGTCTGAGACTTTGCAGAAGAGTGAGGAGATTCAACACCGACAGCATATATTCGCGAATATGCGCGTACGGGCTGCTGGTCGAAAGGTCTCGTTCGCTACGTTCAGAACTATCAGTGACAGTCCGAAGCAGAGAAACCGCTGGCGCGCTGTTGGTATCCCGCCCGCTAACATTATTTCTGGCGACCCTAACGGTGACGATCTGGTGCGTCGCATCGCTACCATCCTGGTCGACAAGGGATTCCGTAACGTACTCCGGTCCAACACCAACCTCATCCCGAAGTATTCGCGTGCCGCTCCGATCAACCTCGGTACCGTAACAGAAGGACCGTCTCGTTCAACGTCCGCTCCGGTCTCAGCTCCAATCGCGTCTACAACCCCTACGTTCGCTGCAAAGAGCTCCACGTCCGCTGCTCCCGCCGCCGTTGATCCGGTTGTTGCTAGCATGGCGGCTAGGTCTCAAACGCAATCGCCCGCGCCAGCCGTCGTGACACCTCCTGCAGCTCAGGTCGTTCAAGCGTCTCCGACCAAGGAGATGAGCTACGACTCGCGCGTTGAGGCCAAGGCCCGTGAACTGATTGCCCGCGACTTCCCGAAGAACCCTGAGCAGAAGTGGGAGCAGTATCGGAGCATGTATCTTGAGAACGCCAAAGCGATCGTCAATAAAGAGCGCTACGTGTTCAAAGATAAAGTCGGAGACAACGCAGAAATTGAAAAAGCTAACATGGTGGCTGACGCTCTGAACGAGTCGCGGCGAGGAAAGTCTGCGAACTGGTCCGGTAGCTGAGAGGGTATACATGGCCTACGACATACTCAGTGACCTCCTTTTTGAGACGTCTATCGAGAACGCTAGGATTCGATTTTTTGAAGGTGACCTAGCGGACTTTGAGGCGGTCTTCGGCGCCACCATTTCTCCCGAACTCATTGAGATGGTGTGGGATCAGATCAACTCCTGGGGACCCGACGGATTCCGCGTCGAGGCTGCGTTCTCGCCCGTCGTCTACAAAGACAGCCACATTATCATCAGCATCGTCTGTGAGAACTGCGAGCCCCAACTGCCCGTAGGATATTCCGTCGGACCTACGCTGACGAGCGTCTCGCCCGACGTCAGAGAGCTGGAAGCATCAACTCCGCAGACTGAATCGATCGGCGTTTACATCATGGCGCCAAACCGAGAAGTTCTTCGTCTGCTTGACTTGTTCATCAAGAGCACGCTGATTTTCGATCAGGACTGGTTCATCGAAAAGGGCATCAACCGCCCCCTGTGGATACGAACATCTGATCTGGCTCCGGTAGAAGTCGCAGCCGGAAATGAGACGGTACTGAAGTACGTGCGCAAACAAACTTGGGGTGTAGACAGTGTCTTCGCCCTTAGACCTTTCGGTGGTCAGATCGTCTCACCGAAAAAGATTCTCGTACACAGGTCCGGCACTTTCGTGAACTCCGTGCCGAACCCAGAGACTCGAACGTACGAAGAGCTGAACGGCACAACTGCTGGCGGGGTCACCCCCACGCCTGACGACTAGGAGCTGACCAATGGCTGGTAGCATTGTTATCAATGGGCAGGAGACCGGGATCCCCGGTGTCTACGCCATCCCTGAATTCCTGAAGCTCCAGAGTAGGGCTCCGCTCACGAGCGTCCTCGCCGTTGTCGGCGAGTTCCCGTTCCTCGAGCAGAATACGCCCTACCTCTCGACCGATCAGGCCACGTTTGACGCGCTTTCGCCGTCCAACACCACTCTCAAGAAGCTGTCGAACATCATCTTCGACGCCTCTAACGACCCGGCGGCGCAGAACAGCCCGGCGGGCGTGTACCTCATCTCCCCGACTGCGACCACGCAGGCTTTCGGCTACCTTCAGGACAGCGGCTCGGCCAACGTTCTGAAGCTTTCGGCCAAGCAGTGGGGCACCGAGGGTAACCGTACCCGTTTCCAGATTGTCGAGAACGCCACCCTCGGTGGCTGGGACGTCTCGATCCGCAATGGCTCGTACGTCGAGAACTTCCGCGTTGCGGCTGAGCCGACGCTGCTCACGCTCGACTACAATCCCACCTACAGCCCGGCGGTCACCATCCCGACTGGTTTCGAGGACAATGCCGGCGTCACCGGCTCGGTGTCCGGCGCTGTTAGCCTCGAGAAGTCCGGCTCGGACATCGACGTCACGTTCTCGCGCGTTGTCGATGAGGGCTGCGTCAAGGTCACCGGCTCGTCGGCTTGGTCTTGGTACAGCTACGCCCCGGTTGACGGTGTCCTCACCTTCAACTCGGACGCTGCGGCCACCATCACGACCGGCCCCCTCGGAATTGTCATCTCCGGTATCAACAAAGACACCGGCGCGGCTGAGACCGAGACCCTCAGCTGGACCAAGACCGATATCGAGGCGCAGACCGCCAAGGTCTCCACCAAGTCGTGGACCGGCCCCGTCTACGTTCGTTTCCAAGAGGCGACCTCGGTCAGCTTCAACGGTGAGATCACCATCACCGGCGCGGTCTTCCCGACCTTCAACGAGGCCGCCGGCCAGACCTACGTCGCCGACGTGATCAGCTACATCTCGGGCTTCGCGAGCACGGGCTTTGTGGTCACGACCTCGTCGACCCGCACGACCTCGGTCAAGATCGCGGAACTCGACGACCTCGCCGTGACGGTGCTCGATGTCGACCTGACGGCCAACCTCTGGAAAATCGCGAGCACGATCGCGGCCCAGTCTCTACTCGTCGAGGTCGAGCGCGTTGGTGACAACGAGCCGAATATCACGACGACCCCGACGGCCTTCTACCTCGCCGGTGGCTCGCAGGTCTCTGCGACGGCCACTGACTGGGAAAATGCTCTCGGTGAGCTTGAGTGGTACGACATCGACATCGTCGCCCCGCTCTACGACCCCACGGGCACGGCGGCGGCTTCGGACACGATCCTGCCGAAGTTCATCGCTCACGTTCAGCGTATGTGGGGCGTCGGCGCCAACGAGCGCATCCTGTGGCTTCCGGTCGGCGACGACGAGACCTACGCGCAGCTCACCGCTCGTCAGGTCACGCTCGGCAGCGAGTACGTCTCGATGCCGATCGACGCGGTCTCGCTCGTCCAGTACAACAACCAGGTTGAGGAGATGCTCCCCTACTGGAATGCGGTGCTGATGGCGGCCTTCGATGCGTCCACGTCCGGTCTGGTCCCCCTGACCTACCGCTCGCCTCGCGTCACGGCCTACCGCCGTAACTCGGCGCTCTACTCGCGTGAGTCCCGCGAGGCCCTCATCAAGAGTGGCTTCGTGTTCCTCATTGATCCGCCGGGCCAGTCCCCGCAGGTTCAGCGCGACATCACCTCCTACACGGCTGACCAGGACGTCCGCCGCACGGAGCGCACCTCGGTCCGCTCGCTCATGCTTTCGCTGAAGAGCATGCGTCGCGCGCTCCGTGGCCTGATGACCCTCGACAACGGCGCGGTCGCCACTGGCGCCGATGTTCGCGCGGCTGTGATTGGCGAGCTTGACCGCCAGAAGCGCTATGGCATCATCAAGACCTTCGACCAGACGAAGGTTTCGATCAGGTCGTACGCTGACCGCTTCGAGGTCGACTACGAGTTCACGCCGGTCTACCCCGTCAACTTCATCGTTATCCGCGCCAAGGTTTCGGCGCCGGTGACCCAGACCTTCTGAGAGGTAAGCGATGGCTGCACCTAATCTTGTTAAGCAGGCATTCTCAGCCGCTCGCGGTATCATTAAGGTCGGCGGCGTGCCGATCGGATGGGCCACGGGTTTCCGCGCTGAGGAGGCGTACTCCCAATTCCCGATCGACGTTCTCGGTGACGTCTACACGCAGACCCATGAGCTGGTCGGCGTGAAGGTCTCCGGGTCGTTCGACCGTTTCCGCGTCTACAGTGAGCCGCTTGCCCATCAAACCACTAGCGGCGGTCAGCCGCTTTGGTACAACCAGGCGAACGACACTCCCGACCTCATCAAGCTCCTTGAGAAGGAGTTCACGCTTGAGGACACGGCCGGAGTCACCACTAGCGGCGTGAATCCCGCACCCGTGTACACGATTATCGGCTGGAAGCCTTCTAGCCGCTCGATCACGTACAACAACGGGTCGGTGTTGATGGAGTCTTGCTCTTGGGTTGCGATCCGCATCATCGAGAGCAGGGTGGAGCAAGCGTCCACTTGATCCCTCGCTGAAAACCCCGCCTGATAGTCAGGCGGGGTTTTCAGCATCTTTGTAAGGTGCCTAAAAATGAAGCCTTCCTACGATGACAAGCTCGATGAGCTTGAGCAGCTCCGCTATGAGCGCGAGTTGAAGTCCAAGCCTGCCAAGGCTACCAAGCGCGCCCTGGTTCCTCCGGTGGCTACTTTCAAGGTTGAGTACGTCGACCCTGAAGGCGAAGAGTACGAGGCGTCGCTCGATGTGCGAATCTTTACGCAAGACGAGCTTATGCGCGTGACGCAGCTGTCCGCGATGTTCGCTGGCGTCGACTTCGATTATCTCCCCGAGTACGGCAAGCGTATTTGCCTGGCTCGCGCCACGGTCCTTGTGATGTGGGGGAAAGAGGTACCCGAGTGGCTTAAGACCGCGTTCGAACTTGACGAAACTATTTCGTTGCAAGTTTACGAAGCGGTTACCAGCCACCGGGCTGCCTGGTTTCGCGGAGACTATCGAACGGGTGGCGAAGATAAGAAGCCGGGGGGAATGGTACTTACTCAAATCAAGCCTCCCCCCGTTACCGGCCAGTAAATACTCCCCTACGCAACTCTGCGTCGCGGAGGAGGAGTATTTTGAGCATGCGCTGATGCGGTGCGATGACGATATCTGGAATCAAATCTACGGCAGGTGGCTCGATGCCAAGGCCGCAGAGACCCCTGATAAGCAGGAAGGCCCCATAACTACAGGGGACTACCAGATCGATCAGCTAGAAGCGCAGTTCTACAAAAAGTATGTTTTAAAGGAGACGTGAAGTGGCGAGTTCGAATCAACACACACTCGATATCCTTTTAAACATCAGAGAGCACATAACCCAGACTCGCCAAGCCACGCAAGCTAGCCTAGAGCGCTTGGGCGTTGACCCTGACACGGCCAGAGCCCAAGCGCATCAGGCGATAGAGCAGCTGGCCCCCAAGTATCTGGCGCCCCTCTATAATAAAGAGGGTGTGTTTCAGCCGCCGGCGAAGTCCTCCCCCCAGTACTGGGCCGCAATGGCCGGCATCAATTCGATGCGGTACGTGGCCCCCTTCATGGCGGGCCGAGCCGGCGTCATCCGTAACATCGCGCAAGCTGGGTTTGAGTCCGGTGTCATCGACCCGGCGACGATGCAGGACCTTTCTGCTGCTCAGATACAGCTAGCCCACGCGCGCCGTGACGTCTTTATTCGCGCAGCCACGACGGGCCAGGTCGCTGAAGCTGAAATTAAGACGGCGGGTGGCAAGGGCACGCTAGCTAAGGTCAAAGCCCTTCCGGTTTCTCAGCTCAAGGCGCGTCTAAAATCACTCAGAGAAGCTGACCTCGGCTACAGACCGGGGTATTTCGATCCTACGGCTACTAGGCTTGAAGATCTATTTGATCTGTCTAGCAATGAGGCGCTAGGGGGAGAAATACAGGGTATTGCCCTGCAGCAGGCCAACGATCTGTTCAATGACTTTTCGGCGAAGTACAACTCTGAGCGCGCCACAATTGCTTCTGGAGAGCGCGACGTAAGGCGCCGTAGGCGTGAGCAGTCGCCTGAGCTGGCTCAGATGAAGCGGGGGGCGCGCTCAGAGCGTGTACTGCAGGCCATTTCACGCAGCCCGCGTCTGGCCGCGATGTTTGAAGAAGGCCTGATGAGAACTCAGGACCTCTTCAGGCGGATTCAGGACCCGGACCTAGATCCCGTCGCCAGGGCTCGCTACGAGACAGAATACGACATTGAGATGTCGGGCCTGCGAGCTGGATTTAAGGAGTACAAGCCCGCGACAGAGCGCGAGATTAGAAAGGCTCGCGAGGCAATCGCCAAGCGTGAGACAGTGTCGGCGGCGAAACTCAAAGAGGCCATGCTCGGCCCGGTCGACGTCACCGCGCCCGGCAAGCGCGCCGCCCCCACAATGACTGAAGAGCAGCGCGCTCGACTTGCACAGGCGGACCGGGATATCGCTCGTGGCAAGGAGATGCTGTCGGCCACGGACATCCTTAAGCCTGAGCTTCAAGAAGCCCTCGACCTCGTTGCGAAGGGCAACGAGGCGCGGGCGCAGGTCACCAGAGAGCTGGTGAACAACACCAAGGCCACAAAGGACGCCACCAAACAGCAGGCCGATTTTACTTCAAGAGAAGCACTCGGTCTTACTTATCTTGTTCGAGGTCTCGGCGGCCGTGCTGCTGGATTTTTTGGCGGCATGGCGGGAGTGTCTGGTGCAGAGCTTCCTAGTTACGTAGCGACTAGAGGTCTTATGGGGGGAGCAGGTGCTCTTCAAGACCTAGCTACAAATAACTTTATACAAAAGGGTACGCTTGGAGCCTTTGGCGGACTTATCGGAGCTACCATCCTCAGCGCTGCCACAAATGTATTTGGAAGCTTCGCAGAGCGCGGGGCTAAAATTAGGCAGGAGGTCGGTCAGCTTCGCACTGAGCGCCATCTGGAGCTTGCTCAGATTCTTAACCCTAGCCCTGTAGCAGCTGCTTTTAATACTGGATTTGAGACATTTAAAACTGGTCCAGTAGACCTTGATTACTTTTATGAAAAGTATGGCATAGAGGCTATCTCTGCGATAAGAGATGGTGCTAAAAGATACAATTCTGAAGTCGGAGAGATAAGCTCAAAAAATAGCGCCTTTGCGCTTACCACAAAGTACAAACCAGGCGTATTAAACTTAACAACTGAGCAAGCGAAGTTCCTGACAGCGGGCGCTCGAATGGCTGTCATGAATAAAGAACGCGACTTTCTTGAAGGCGTTCTTAACACGGCCATGGATCGATTTGGCTACGGCGGCGCTGTCTCCGGCTCTGAGATGCTTAAGGCTGCAAGTGCTATCAGTGCCGAGGGCATTCCTATTCAGAGGCTAGCTCGGTCCTTATACGGAAAAGAGCTGTCTTTTGTCGGGCCTGGTGGCAGGTTCCAACCCTCTATGGGTACCGGCGGCTACGGAAACGTGCCTTATCAAGCAGGCGTTAGCGAGCTTGCTATCGGAGCCTACGCGACCGCCATCGCTAAGAGTAGCGGCCTCGGCATGAACGCCGTGCAATCCGCGATCGCCATGCAGGGAATGGGGCTGTCTAATATCGGCCTCGGCGTAAACAAGCTCACCGGAGGAGTCAGCTCCACGGCGCTCAGCAACTTTGCGGCGGCGATACGCGGCGGATTGCCTGTTTCAGCAGCGTCCCAGGTCATGGGCACAGCCCTCGCCATGAATCGAGAGGGAATGTTTACGGACCTCACGAGCCTCGCAGCACATACTCGAGGATTGAGTGAGGCGGGTATTACGCCTGGTGTCATCGGCATGGCTAAGTCTAACATGATGCAGCTAAGCCGGGGGGCTTATCAGACACTGTCAGCCCCCTACCGGTCGCTTACCAACTCTATGGCTTTCTTGTACGCCTTAGAGAGATCGGGAGGTGATCCTGGTAAAGCCATGGAAATGGCTAGAACCATGGACACAAGCTCCCCCGAGTTCATCGAGTTCACTCGGTCTCGTCTTGGTCCAGAGCTGGCGGGATACGGTATCCAAGCCACAGGTAACTTGGCCCGGTCTGATGTAGGTAAGTTCATGGCCGCGAGACCTAAAGAGATGACCTTCATGGAAGGCATTGAAAATGAGCTGTACAAGCTCTTTCCGTTCCTTTCGACCACTAAGCCAGGCGAAATTGCTAATAGGCTGGACATCGAGAGATCCAAGGCAGACAAGTCGGTTTCGGAGGAAGAGCGTGCTGCTTCTAGACAAGCCTCCTTGGACGACATTGCAGTTAAGCTGGACCGAATTGCAAATTCGCTAGGCGCGCTTGTTGGTTTCTGACAGCCTTCCAAGGAGTCCGTAGATGCGTCCAATGCCTAACCTTCCAAGAATAACTGTTAAAGTGCTTAGGCATGGTCGTACGGAAGTAGACGACCTCACTGACGATGTCCTAAAGGTCGAGTGGTTTCAATCCATCTCGGCCCCCTGGCAGTCTCTCACCGTTACTTGGAAGGCTACGGTGGGAGACTCCTTTACACGTGTCATGGAGGGTGACTGGATCGATTTTCGAATCACGTCAGCCTCGGCACAGAACACCGGCGTGCTCAGCGCCGGCCTTCTTCATGTTGACTCCACCAGCGGCGGCATCGGCGTGTCGCCGATCGGTGGAGTCTCTACACAGCCGTGTGTCTTCAAGGCCACCAGCTGGTGGAACTTCCTGTCGACCGTCAACATCTACTCTGTCCTCGGGTGGACAGAGGACGTGGGTACGGTCTTCTCGATGCCCACATGGTCAAAGCTCATCAGCACCGTCGTCACCGAATACACGGCCGGTGCGCTCGGTAAGGCGTTCACGGACTTATTTAAACAGATCGTCAGTAAGATCAAGCTGCCGTTAAATGGAACTTTTAACGGGCAAGCCATTTCGAACATCTTAGCTGATCGGATATGGGTCGTTACCGACGATGCGCTTTTTAATGCTGCCTGGAAATATCGGCCTGTAGAGTCGATTGACATCGGTGGAGGTTCCCCAACACGGATTCAATCCGCTATGGGTGCTTACGAGAACTCAGTCGTTGATTTTTTCACAGGTACTTTTGTACCTGAGCCGATGTTGATTGAGTTGTTTCCGTCTTTTGAGCCCTTGGCACCACAGACAGCACCAGGTGCTAGCGGTGTTCAAGGGTCTCAAAGTAGCTCACAAAATTGGGGAGTTACCAACGAATATTTCGGAGGTCATCACACGCTGATCCTCAGGATGAAGCCGTTCCGGGATAAGCCTCTCAGGGAAGCGGCTGTAGCCCACGTCGCTTACAAGCACGATGAGGTGGAGAGAGCGTATCAGTGGGAGCTGAGCCAGCTAGCAGCTGATGGCAACAGCAACCCCGACGAGGCCACCAAGGCGGCGGCTAATGTAAGAGCCCAAGAAGCCGCCGCACGCATCGATTACCTGAAGACCGCCGCTAACGCCAAGGCCACTGAGCTTCTTGACAATGCGTTTGAGCAGGTCACCTGGGACTACACCACACTGACCAATATCGACACCAGCTTGGTCCGCTCGATGACCTGGTCTCGGGACGACCGGAACCGAATCAATTGCAGCTCAATCAAGCTCTCTTTCGATGAGAAGTCCGGCATCGAGGGTGTGCTTGGCGCGGGGTTGCCGATCACCTATGACGAGGAGATCGCTCGCCACGGCCTTCGTCTCTCTAAGCCTACATGGACGTACAACCTCAACATCTCTAAGAAGCTACGCGAGCGCGCGCTTGAGAACAAAAAGCGCGCCGCAGAAGGGCAGAAACCGCTTCCGATTGATCCGGCTACGAGTGCTGAGGGCGGTGACTGGGTCACCTTCATGCGCACCATCTGTGCGCAGTTCATGCAGTTCTACAAAAACAATCACATGTACCTGAAGGGTACGATCAGTCTGAACCTGACCGAGGCGATCACCAACGAAGGCATTTCTCCCGTCGTCGATAAGGTCCTCATGCTTAGGCACGGGGAGGGCTTTGCGATGTCCTTGGACCGCAAGCTCGATGTCATCTACGGGTACTGCGAAACGATCGGTCACACGTTCTCGATTCGCGATGGTGGTATCGAAGCGGCCTCCACCACGATTGAGTACAGCCGAGGGCACGTAGGTGTCTCTGCGGATGCACTCTCCCGAGACACCCTCGTTCCCCTCAGAGAGCCGGTCGCTCCGAAGCCGAGGACCCAGAACGCTCGAGGATCCAAGTTCGATGGTAAGCAGACTCCTGTCTCGACTGGCAGTATTTTGATTGCTGGTAACGACTACGGCTACACTGCTTCACCACCGGGCGGGGCATTCAGGTACCTGATAAATTACGACGAAGTTGGAACTTCTGGCTACTACAACAGAAAGTCTAGCGATTTCAACGCCGCCATCATTCATTATGACGCGGGCAGCGTGTATTCGACGGCTGTTTCACTTAAAGATTTCTTTCAAAAATCCATAGACGACTTGAAGCCTAAAGACGGCACCAGCTACGTCTCGTCACACTTCGGTATCGATCCTAACGGAGCCATTTACCAGTACGCCGACTTGGATAAAGTCGTATACCATGGCGGTGTACCTGGTTATCCTACTAACGCAGTGTCCGTTGGTATCGATCTTATCTGCCCAGAAATAAAGTTTGTAGATACACCTGAAAAGGTAGCTAAGGCCAAAGAGCGAGGCTGGGTACTTGTTGAGAATCCAGTGAACACAGTAGGTGGTGTTGCTTCTACTGGGTTTAAAGTTTGGAAGTGGTCAGGATCAAAGTACGTGAACGAGACCACTAAGTCCGCTCTGTGGGTACCGAGCCAAGTCCAGCTGAATGCGCTAGCTATTCTACTAGGGTCTCTTAACAGGCACGTGGGGTTCCCTCTCATAGCGACCAAGGTCGACGGCTACGATACCCGGTACAACATGATTGTGCTTAAAGACAGTGAGATGAAAGAGATCTTTAAAGAGAAAGGTGCCAGCGGTAAGTTGGGTAAAGGTGGCGTGTATCATCACAGGCAGATATACTCCAACAGGTACGACGCTCTCGGCACTGACCTGTATGACGTCGTTAACCGCGCTAAGAACTACAAGTAACTGAGGGGATGGTAATGGTCAGCAAGTTCAGACCTTCTCCCATTGGCCGCGTTCTCGGTGCCGGCGGCTGCGAGATCATGTACGCCATTCGAAGCTACGCCAACGACAGCGGGGACCATCGCTGCGACGTGTTTAGTCCAGAGGGTGGTGTACTTCACTTCAACTGCCCAGTCTTCAACGGCAACACGAATCGAATCGGGGCTCCTTCTACACCTTGGAACGGTGAGGACCTGAACGACGGCACCTACCCCCTCGTGATCGCTCTGACCCGCAGCGGTGGTCGTGGTCCTGTGATCCTCGGTCGGATTGACAACCCAAGTATCTACTATGAGCCCACAGCCACCGGCCCCGGAACCCCGCCACCACCACCGACACCGCCACCAGATCCACCAAAGACAGAAGCGAGTGGCAATCCGCCGTCCGTGACAATCAACGACGTCATCATTCAGAACGACAACACGAAGATCGTTATCAGAGACGAGACGGCCGGCAACGACGCCGTCATTGTGTCCGCACGCAACATCGAGCTTATCGCTGACAGTGGTAGGGTGATGGTGCCTAAGGGTACAGACGCGAGCGATGGCCCGGTTCTCGCCACTCCGTTTAAAGAGCGTGATGACACTATCATCGCGTACTGCGCTGCGATGACGGAATGGGCCAACTCACTCTATCAATGGGCGTCTCAGTTGTTCCTGGTCACGGGACCGGCTGGACCTACGGCTGCGATCCCCGTCAGCACGGTCGTTTCGTCACCGCCAGAGCCTCCTACGGAGCTGGACCCAACCACCGTCCGTAGCGCAGTGCTTCGCTTAGCATCTCACGTAGAGGCAGGGACATAACCGTCCCGATGGAGGGTAGCTGTGGGCTTTTTTACAGATCCCGCGCGCAGGTCCGCCGTTCAGGCCGCATCTGCGAGTAAGTCGAGGCTTAAGACGAAAGCTACTGATGCGCCCACCGCACCATCTTCTATGGAAGATTGCTACGCGCTAGAGAACAGTGAGGATGAAGCTGCTTGCCTAAACAGGCAGTTTATCGAAACTAACAACACTACACGAGCAGACCGAGCTAGTTCACGACCTAGTGGAGCTAGTGGTTCAGAGGACAGTAAGACGCCTCCCCAAAAGGAGGGGTTTTATACAATCGGCAATCACCCTCACAACTACATACTGCAGTTGTTTAAAGAAGGTGGTGATAACCCCAACACAGTGCTGTCGCTCCCGTTCGTGACCTCTATCGAGATGGATCAGCCTAATGCGGTCACGAGAACGTGGACCCTGGGCGGCACTCCATACGAGGAGCACTCCGGGTTTAAGCAAAGGACTTTCAGAATAAGAGGGCGAAGCGGTTTCACTAACTCTCAGCTTCAGAGGTTCGCTAAACTTCGCAACCTCCTAGAAAGTTACGCGCACGCGGCGTCCAACACGATGAACGCCTTCTACCGCGCCAACGCAAAAAAGGTGACGAAGCTTGTGTTCAGAGCTTTGTGGGAGGGAGAAGCCTGGGAAACCACCGTCACGTCCTTCCGATACCAACGTGACTCCGGCTCGTCTCGTGTCAGCTATAGTTACGAACTGATGCTTGTAACTAATGGAGTCCCCAGCAGAGCCTGGAATCCTGACAACGCCTTTGCCTCTAGCAAAGGCGGCGAGGCTGTCGATCAAGATCATACCGATCCTGCGCACGATTGCTATTATTTCGCGACAAAAGGAGTTCTCGAAGCGCCGCCTGATTTGGAACGAAACATACCAAATCACGTGCTAAAAGTAATGAAGTACGTCAGGACGATACCCAATCCGACCATCTACGACTGGTATTTTTGGTATCGTCTCTACTACCTATGCCTAGAGACGATGGAAGCGATAACGTCCTATCGGAAACGACTGACGTTCTCTCAGCTCGCTGCTTGGAAGGGCCTGCTCGACTCGTTTTTGAGGTGGGTGCTTGACCTCAGTATTCAGTGTGAGGTCTTCATCGGAAGCCTCAACCTCGGCGTGCCGATCCTCCGTATCGGAGACGTGCCGCCTAATGCTGCCAATAGTACGGCGCCTAGGCCTTTGCCCAACAACGGTAATCCGGTCATCTCCATTGTCGTGACGCAGAGCCAGTCCAACGTCTTTGACATCGCCGCTCAATACCTCGGGGGACGGAACTACTGGGCTCGAATTGTCGAGCTGAACAGGATGCAGGACGCGCGCACAAAGAACGACGGCACGCCGCTCGTACCCGGTGATCGCCTCCTCGTGCCGTCGATTAACGGTGTCAAGAATATCGACCCGGACACCTTCTATGGTCGGAACCTTCTCTTCCGAGACGGTGACCTTGTCGCCGTCGGCGACGGCACCGACATCGCTACGGTTTCTGGTCTGGCCAATTTCTACCAGAACTTCAGGCATCGGATGCTGACCGTCGTCGGCGAGAATCGAAGCTACCCTGACTTCGGACTGCCGAAGCTCGTCGGTGATAGTGAGGGCAGCGATCTTGCTGGCCAAGTGTACAGCAACATCCTAAACCAGACCCTGTCGGACCACCGTGTTTCTCGCGTGACTGAGATGAACATGACCACCGAGGCTGGCAACATCGACGTGAAGATGGCCATCATCACGGCGCTGCAGGAGAAGACCAGAACCGGTGTCTCCTACCCCTTCTGAGAGGCGACGATGCCGTTCACCCCTGAGTACCCCGATGAGATCCGGCGCCGGATGCTCACGCGCCTCATCGCCACGTCCCGGCTGATTGACCTCAGCGAGGGCAGCGAGTTCGGTTCGATTCTCGGCGTGGTCTCGGACGAGATGTCGAGCGTTCAGTTCAAACTCTCCGACTTCCACCAGTCGCATCTGTTTAATGCGCGTGGACAGCTGCTGGACGACCGTATCGCTCAGCTCCCCACAGGCTTTGAGCGGCGTCGTGAGCCTCGACCTGCTCGAGGTGGAAATGTCACGCTCTGGAGAAGTACGTCCGGGACCACTGTCAGCTACGGTCCTGGCGAGCTGTCGTTCAGCCGAGAAGACGCCCCTGACCTTAGGTACGTCAACACCGACACCATCACCTTCGATGCTGCAAGCCTTACGGCCACGGGCATCAGTGTCCGAAGTGTTGCCGTCGGCACGCTAACGAACGCCCCTCCGGGGGCTATCAACGTCCTCCTGTCGGCACCCTCTGATGTTTATCAGGTGCGCAATCTGGTGGGTGTTGGTGGCGGCTCCGAGCGCGAGTCTGATGATGAGCTTCGCGGACGCGCCGAGCTTTGGCTCAATGCCCTGACGCGCACCACCAACACAGCGATCGAGGCGCTGGCCGTCAACTACATCCCGACCAGCACAGATCAACGTGTCCGATACGCGCGTGTCTGGGAAGACCCAGACACGCGCGGATATTGCGAGCTTCTGATCGACGACGGCTTTGGTTTTATTGGCAGCACGCGAGCGGCTAATACTCAAAGTGGTGTGGTTCCTGACATCGACTCCACATCAGCCAGGCATCAGTTCACCTTTGAATCACCCGCCGCAACGGCTCCAAATCTAACGGTGAGCGGTGTCACCTACACCGCTCCGACCTCGGACTTCCTTGTTGTCGAGGAGCGGGGTGTGATGCTGGCGAAGCCTAACTCCACGTCGTTGCCCCTCGCTGCAGGCGACGAGTGGTCTACAGGCGGGCATCAGGTTTACACCGGGCTTCCCGCCGAGCTTCAAGCGTACGTCGAAGCGAACTGCCGAGCCGCAGGCTCTCGAGTTCGCGTCGTCGTTCCGACTGTTACGAGCCTCAAGCTTAGTGCCAATGTTACGGTCTATCCGGGCTACGATATCAGCGATGTGTTCGACACGGTGAAACGAGCCACGTCCGAGTACGTGTCTCGCGTCCTCCCAGGATCACCACTCCTCATTTTCCGCCTCTGCGGTGAGCTGATCAACATCCCTGGCGTACGCAACATCAAGTTTGACCAGACTGACCGGTACCCAGCGACGCCACGAACAAAGTTCGTCTGCTACTACAACGACATCACATTGAGGTGACCGTGATCCGAGTCTTCGTGCGGTGGGAAGACGGAAGGCCAACGGAAGAGGATTTTGATACTGATACTGAAGCATACGTCTGGATAAGAAGCAGCTCCGGGATTGCAAGCGCCGCTATCTGTGAGAAGTTCCCGGAGAACCCTTTGATGGATGATGTTGACAGAGCAGCTTGGATCTGTGTGGATGTCGTCAGACCTAGTGAAGAGATCTGGCGCTCTCAACCAGAAGAAGAGCCAGATGAAAGACCTGTAAGTAAGAAGAAGCGCAAGAAGGGGTGATCTATGGCCACAGGTGACCGGCCCATTTTCCCGCTGACCAACCAGCGCCTTGATAAAGCTGACCTTGAAGCGATCAGCGACCTCGTCGGCGAAAATATCATGCGGACGGTTGGTGCATTGCTCGGCCCCTGTGGCGGGCTGCTCAGCGATGTCGTCGCAACCTATGATAGCACGGTCGGGACTGTGACTATCGGCGCCTGCCGGCTTGGTTATGCAGCCTTGGCCACAGACTCGAACGTCGTGATCGACGGCGGTGTGGTCCGGTGGGACCCCGCCTACGTGGCTGGTGGTGACGTCGTCGACATCAGTTCGTTCGGTACTGCCGAAGGGGATGACGGGTACATCTTCTTCAGGCGGTCTGAGCTTGAGCACGACGAGGACAACCGCGCCTATTACGACGCGCTTGCTCAAGAAAAGAAGGTCGGCGTCGCGAACACCCGATCGCGTGAGATCGCTGAGTTCGGCACCGCCCTGACCTACGATGGACTGCTCCGTTCCGAGGGTTGGTTCCCTTTTCTTTACGTGAAGTTCACCAACCCCAGCGGGGTACCTTCGATCTATAAGATCTCGGCCTTCGATGGTTTTGGCGGCGGCGTTGACAACGCGGGTCTGGCTAGAGCGTTTGGCGGTGACGTCGGTCTCGGTGTCGACTGGGACGAAGGCTACGTGGGCATCGCTCGCCTTTTTCGTGAGGCGCTCGGAAGCATCCAGCACGCTTACGACAGCGATTTTGCGCTGGATTCGCAGGGATCCATCACATCAGGAATTTCTGAGCAGGCGTATCGCTGGACAGGCTACGCGCTTCCCCGTGGTATAAAGCAGCTCAATGCTGACTTGGCTACAGCTGAGACCACACTCACCTCGATTGAGTCAGATGTTAACAACATTGTCTCCACGACCGTGGAGGACACTGACACCCTGAAGTCTTCATACCCGAAGACTGCCACGCTATTCGTGGCCGAGGTGGATACCGACGCGGAGGAACACACCTACACCTCCGCGCTCTTGGCCGACCCCCTCATATCGATCACGTACGGTACCACAGGGGTCACGGTTTTTGACTTCTATTCTGACGGCAGCTCCTACATCTCTTACAACACCGTCGCTGTGTTGCTAAGTGCTGAGGGTACTGGTGGTACGGGTAGCATACGATTTGTTCACTATGAGTGGACAAGCACGCATCAACTCACCATTCGAATCAAAGATTCGGCTGGTAGCGCTATCGAGGGCAAGTTCTCAATGTGCCTGATCAACAAGACGGGCAATCCGTGGAACTACCTCAGCACCTAATAAAATCATTGTGAAGGGTGGGTAATATCAATGGCTGATCCAATCGCCGTCATCACAATCACGGGCACGTCCGAGATCAATTACTCGGACCTCTCGCCCACCCCGCCGTTGCGAACCTTGAGCGGCACGTCTTCGACGCCGGGCAGCGGCTCGAGCATTTCCACCTATCAGTGGTACTTGCTCAGCGCCCCGACCGGATCGGCTGCGACGTTCAACGATGACACGCTGGCGTCGCCCACCCTCGGGCCGCTCGACAGGGCCGGTACCTATCGCGTCTTCCTCGTCGTGACGAACGACCTGAGTGACAGCAGCCACTCGGCACCTGTGCCCATCCAGAGCCTGTCCTCGCCCTACTCGTTTGCAGTGCCGCCCGCCTCGGCCTTTTTCGAGATCCGGGTGCTGACCGAGTTCGCCGGTCTGAAGAAGGTCGCCTACGGCGAGCGAGATTGGCTCGAGGATGGCCTCTGGCCTCTCGTCGATGCGGTCGATGCGCATGAGGGCAAGCTTGATGACATCTGGGTATCGCCTGGTGTCATCAAGGCTAACACCATTCAGGAGTACACCTCGGCCAATGGCGTGTACGTCGACGGGGTGCTGCTGAAGGACGGTGATGTAAAGGCCGCCACCTCCAGCGATGCTCTCTACACCAATATCCTTATCGGCGGGTCCGCAGCTGGCGGTAGCTCGAGCCTCATCGTCTATGCGTCACCGACCACTGTGATAGGTAACTTTGGATGCAGCGGCCTTACGGCCATGAACACAATCAACGAGTACACCACGAACTCGGGGGTGACTGTTGAAGGTGTCCTTGTGAAGGACGGCGATGTCACCGTAGCGACCTCATCTGACAGAGTCTATACCAACCGCGTAGAGGCTGGGTCAGTCGCGGGCGGCAGTAACGACCTGATGCTTTATGCCACGGGTGACACCCTAGTTCGGTCCAACAGCCTCGACTGCAACTGCGAGGTCAGGTCCACGTACCTTGAGCCTTACTCTAACAACACTTCAGTTATCGCGCGTGGTCGCGGCACGCACACCGCCGACCTCGATGTCGACATCATCGAAGCGGACACGACCGGTGGGGGTGTCACCGTACTTGGTAAAGGTACGCACAGCTACGACCTTCAAGCGGACATCATCAAGACCAACTCGGTCACCAGTGATGTCGTCGGCGCGATGACGCTCACGAATACTGTCGGCGCCATTCAGATCCAAGCTGCAACCGCTATCACGCTGACCGCTGGTAGCGCTATTCAGATGGCTGGTCTTGAGACCAATCTCGGTGGCAGCGCTAACTACAACAGTGTGCCTGTTTGCATCGCCAGCCAGTACTCAAACACCACGACAACGGGTACGTCTGAGCAGACACTCTGGGGACCCATCAATCTCCCTGCCAACATGCTTCATGTGAACGGGGACAAGATTGTCGGATGGGCACTGTTCGCGACGGCGGCCAACAACCACTCTAAGACGGTAACCGTCACGATTAATTCGACTCCGGTCACCATCGCGACCCGCACCTCGGCGGCTAACAATGGCTGGATCAAGCTAGACTTTGTGCTTCAGCGCACCGGCTCATCCACCCAGGTCTATTGGAGCGAGTCACGCGACAGTGACGGGGTCTACGGCGCGGGCAGCTTGAGCACCTCGTCTGTCACAGACACCGCTGCGATTCCCTTCGCTATAAAGGCGACCACAGCGTCGGGCGCTGGTGACGTCACGCTCAAGACAGTTCACATTGAGTTCTGGCACTCGGACACCCTTCCATGAGCAGCTTCCCCTTTACCGGCGCGGGTGACCCTACTTCTTACCCTGGGTTCTCTGGCCCCTACGGAAGTGCTGGGGCTGGTGCTCCACTGGAGTACCCTGACTTTCCTGGGGACTATTTCCCCGCGCTCGGTTCAGGGGACCCATTTTCCACCGCTGACGTTACGTTCATCGTGTCGTTCAATTTCGGCGGGTACTGGTCCTACAACAGCCCTGAGTACAGCCCGCTACGGAACCCCGACCCGTACTGGCTTTCTCAGGAGGGCGGCTACACGGTGGAGCTGCACTCTGCCGGTCAGGTCCTCTACGACGGCCCATACCGGGTTGACCTGATCGACGCTGCCGGACAGTCGCATCCGATCCTCGAGCCCGGATGCTATGGCGGGGTGCAGGACGGCGGCACGGAGATCCAGCCCGAGCCGAACGGCACGAGCCTCGTCTTCGGCTCGCCGCCGACACCACTCGGCGAGTACACGATCCGCGTGTCCGACAAGTTCGACATCGCTGTGTACGTCCCCGAGACGCTCCTCGCTGTCCCCGTGCCCGACAGCAACGAGGTCAGCGGTATCCGGTCTGGCCTCCCCAACACTGTGTTTGTTCACGCTTACCCTGACAAGAGCGACTAATCGCTTCGGAGCCGAGCATGGCCTACTCCAACGCTATCTTCTTTGTCGATGACGGCTCCGTTTCAGGCACCCCAGGGAGCGATTCGGCCCGCACGCCTCTGACCAGCTGCACGGCCAGCAACCCGAGCGGGACCATCACCCGAATCACGAAAGTCAGTCACGGGCTTGTCACCGGAGCGGTCGTCGATCTCACCGACTTCGATTCGTGGCTGAACAACGCTTGGAAGATCACGAAGATCGACAACGACAACTTTGACCTCGTCGGCGCGACGTGGCAGACCACTGGTGACGCCAGCGGCACCGTCACGCCGCGCGGGGGAAGCTCGTGGGCCGATGCGTGGCTGACGACGCAGTACGGAGCTACGTCAGCTCGAATCCAGCCCGGCGACACCATCCGTCACGCCAAGAGCGGTGACCCTGCTTCTGTCGGCGGCGCTCAGTGGACGGGCGGTGTTCTTGGAGACGAGAAGGCCATCACGTCGAGCACCGACGCGACCCCGATCGTCGTCACCGCTACGAGCCACGGCTTCATCGACGGCGACTATGTACGCATCTATGACCATGCGACGAACACCAACGCTAACGGCGTGTGGCGTGTGGCTAACAAGACGCCAAACACGTTCGAGCTTGTAGACCCAGAGACAGGAGCTAACCGCGCTGGAAATGGTGCGGGTGCTGGTTCCGGCGGGACTGCTCGGAATATCACGGCGCAGGTCGTTTACCTCGATGCCGCACAGACCGCCACAGTCGATAACTGTGAGGTCGCATGGACGGGGGTTACTGGGTACGTTTCTGACGTCATTACCGTTACGGCGGGTGGTAAAGGTTATCAGGTCGACGACATCCTGACGATCGACGACGGCCCTTCAGACGCCACTGTTCGTGTACTCACGGTTGCGACCACCGGCCCTGTCCTCACCGTAGCAATCAACGATGGCGGCACGGGGTACACTATTGGTGACACCCTCTTTATCCAGGCTGGCGATAACGCGGCCTCCGTCTCAGTGACGGCGACCTCAGGGCTGCCCGATAATGCGGTGACCGCTGTGACTGTCCTGACTGGCGGTACTGGCTACTCGGTGGCTTCTGGTCTGAGCACCACTGGCGGAACGGGTATCACCAACTGCCTGCTCGACGTCCTGACCGTCGATGACGGTGACGTCCTCACCGTTGACCTCGAAGACCAGTCGGCTCTCGGTGGGTACACGGCGGGCTCTGGAGTCGCTACGCTGAACGGCTCTGGTACGGGCTGTACCTTGGATATCGCAGCTGTTTCGGCGGGTAACTTCACTCTGAAAGACAACGCCTCTGGCTGGGAATCACCGCAGGGTGACAAGCACATCGAGTTTCAGATCGGTAGCAATCTGGTGGCTGGCGGAATCCCTGCGCGCCTGTGTTACCGCGCTCTCCCATCCACGCTCGACCTCAGCAGCTACAGCAAGCTCTCTTTCTGGGCTTACGCAAACGGCGACGCGCCAGCAGCGAACGAGTGGAAGCTTTGCCTGTGCTCCGACAGCTCGGGCCAGACAGTCGTCGATACCATCAAGCTGACCGCCCTTCCGGCGTCTCAGAAGTGGTATCCGCTTACCCTAGCTCGTGTTGGCGGCGGTAATTTCGGGGCTTCCATCCAGTCAATCGCGCTCTACTCGGATACCGCCACGGCGCTTAACGCGACGATCGAAATAGACAACATCATCGCCTGCACAGCTAGCGGTTTGAATCTGCAGTCGCTGATCACAAAGAACAGCGCTGCCCACGGTGGTAGCGAGTACGCCTACTCGATTGAGTCGATCAGCGGTCGTGTGGTCATGCTCGGGTCTTTTCCGACGTCTAACTTTGTTCCTAAGGGATCAGCGCGACGCGGCTATATCGGCACGACTGCTAACGTGACAACCTACATCCGTAAGCCGATCATCTCTATTCAGACCAGCGGCTACGCTAATCGAGCCACTGACAACGGTGCTTACGGAAACAACATCCTATACTCCGGTGGCTGGGACCCCGTAGGCGGTACACAGAACGGCACGACCATCTTCGACGGACATGCCGGCACGGGTACAGGGTTTTATACCTCCAAGGCGTACAATACCGTCGAGCGTTTTCAGTTTTCGCGCTACGACACCGGGCTGAGAATTGAAGATTCAGCTGCGTTTAGAAATACGATTACTGACGTGGTCGCGACGCACTGTCTCACACAAGGTGTTGTTCTCAATAACTGCGAGCTGAACACCATTGAGTCTTTGCGTGCGAACTACTGCGTCACTGGCCTGTCGATGGCTGGATGCACCAATAATACAGCTGACATCGATAATCTCACTAACTGCGTCAACGGCGTGACCTTTTCTGCAGGCGCGGCCGACAACGTTATCGAGGATATTGCCTGCCAGTACTGCTCTTATGGTGCGTACATGGCCGCGTCGTCCGATAACGAGATCAAGGCAGGCACGTTCAGCAACTGCACCGCAGGAGTCTTCATGCTCGGCGGTCACAATTACGGTCGCGGCCTGACGTTCACCAGCTGCACCTACGACGTCTACCCGTACCCATCTTTGAAGTCTGCCAAGTTCGACTCTAAGAGCCACGACGGCACTGGTCAGAACTACCTCTTCGACCAGGGTGTTGAGGTTGTCAGCCAAGCAACGACTCGATCCGGTGGTAGCGGTTTGATGTGGGGTATCACCCTCACCTCGCCGATGGGTCCATATCGCGACGAGGGCTGGCCGTACTACCTGCCCGTCGCGCAGGTGCCGGTCGAAGCGAACCTCCTCGTTACCGCATCGCTGTGGATGCAGAAGAGCGATGCTGCCGACATCGAGGGGTCATTTATCTGCAAGGGTGACCAAGTCGCGGGCGTGCCTCTCGACGTCGAGACCGTGAAGGCCGCTGACACCAGCTGGGAAAACGTGACCATCACTTTCACCCCAACCGCGCGCGGTGTCGTGGAGCTTGGTGTCAAGGTCTGGTTCGTGACCAGCGCCCCGCAGACCGTCTATATCGACGACATCTCCATCAGCCAGGCGGTGTGACGTGACGACCACCACCAACAGTGTCGCCCTGAACTACGACTACAGGGGAGCGCCCTTTGTCAGGGTTCCTGTCAGTAATGGGACCGACACCTCGGACCTCTCCTATGACTGGAGAGGCGCCCCGTTCGTCGCGATCACGCCGAATTTCGCGACGATCACGCCGACGCTGGTGGATATCAATCACGTCGACGTCGAGCTGAGTACGGCCGTGACCGTCACCGGCTGGGAGTTTCTCCTCGACGGTGTGTCCGCGCTGGTGTCGGTTGAGGCGTTGAGTTCGACCGAGTTTCGGCTGACGACAGACCTCCTGCGCCCCGGACGAACCTATTACGTCCGGGCGTTTTATTCGGTGGGCAACAGCGGCCTCGTGGCGTTCTCGATCCCGACCAATCCGTCGTGGATCAACTACAACGCCTACCCGCTGCCGTTCCCGATGAAGCTCCTCGAGTCCGTCACCTACATGTTCGGAAAGGAGCTTCAGTACCTCGGTGGCGTGCCGGTCACCCACCTCACTCAGAACTACACCGCGCTCGGCACCTACATGATGGTGAAGAGCACCCTCGGCTTCCAGCGGTCCGGCTATTTCTACGTCGCCGGTCGGAAGTTCTACTACGGATCGAAGACGCAGACCGCTCTCCTCGAGCTAGAGGGCGATGACGTCTACGACAACATCCCGAGCGGCTCGAAGGTCACCTTCGATTCGAAGTCCGTCGAGCCGTCAGATTACACCCCAGGGATTATCGTCACGGCGTCATTCCCGTGAGCGTGAGGTAGACCATGCACTTCTCGTGGCCTCAGACTGAAGAATGCTGGCGGGATACGCTGGTTCACAAGGCAGAGAAGTCCGCCTTCGATAAGATCGCGAACCTCTACTCGTTTACCTGGGCCAAGGCCATCCCGGAAAATAGCTGGCGCAAGGCGCTCAAGCTCGTAGCTCTCGGGCCGCGTGACCTTTTCCCGACCTTGTTCGGTGCGGTCGAGGGTATTTTCCAGGGCTACAACGAGGTCTTCAAAGACATCTACTATGCGGACGGCGCCGATAAACGGCTGTACCGAGAAGACGGGTGGGACCGCTCTCACGTCTACAGGTTTGTTCGCATTGGTACGAAGCTGTACTGGAGCATCGATCGCGAGGACGGTGACAAGTACCTCCGGCTCACCCCGTACAAGTCGGCCTACTGGGATCAGCCGAGCTGGGAAGAGTACGTCGATCTCGAGCCTGTCGGCGAGGACGTTCACCTGCTCCCGTTCCGAGTGTACGAGCGGCAGGCGGGACCGAGCTATCCGACATGGAACGGTCGAACCTACTCCGGTGGTGTCGAGTGCACGGTCGAGTTCGTGTTCCTCTCCTACGTCACCGACGTGCCTGAGACGTTCATCGTCAACCCGACCGATTATACCAACGCCACCCCAGGGGCGTGCCCGACGGCCGATGGACCTCAAGGTCCAGGCGACACGCCGATCTGCACGACGGATGACTTCCCCAACACCGGGTTCTTGATCGACACCGATACCGCAGACGAGATCGCCGGAAATACCTACGAGGTGACCGCGAGCGAAGACTTGGACGACAACACGATCGTCTTCACGACTTCGATTGCGCACAACTACTACAAGAACACAGGTATACGGTTTTCTGCTGACACAGGTGGTGCGCTACCGTCTGGCCTGTCCTCGAGCACGGACTACTACTGCCTGCCGCTGTCTTCGACGACGTTTAAGATTGCTACGACGTCGGAAGGCAGCCCTGTCGCGTATGTGGACAGCGGTACGCCCACGTTCAGGGTGACGCGCTCGGTCACGAGTATTTCCGTCGACGACGCGCAGCCGATTTATCTGTACGACGGTCACGTGGCGCCCGAGATCGAGGACCAGTTGAACAAGTTGTGCCCCGCCGGATCGCACGTTCTCTTGAGAGCTTCAGTTGTTTGAACGTTGAGGCTTGCCTGAGCTAGCGGTACAAAGGCACCTCTGACCTAAGAGGTGCAAGATGGCCGACTACACGATTCTGCCCCCGTCTTTGAACAACCACAAGTCCGCGCTGACAGGGCCTATTTCCCCTGTCAGCGGCGCGGTTGTGTTGACCTATGGAACGCTCGGCTGGTCGCCGGAGCTATTTCCTGTTCTGATCCTCCAGTGCAACGCCTCGGCCACTGTTGAGGTCCTCGGCCTCGACGAGTCAACCTGGATTGCGTATCCGGGCTCGCTCGCGTCCGGCACCCTGAAGGTGATTCGCGGCCGCTGGAAAGCCCTGAAGGTCACGACCTCTGATCCTGTTTACGCCAAGGGCGACCTTGATTGGCAGGCTTGGCTCGTTTCGCCCTGACACGCTCTTTGAATTTTTGCGGGAGACAAAGACATGTCCGACTCTGAACCCACCGGACCCACCACACGGGCTGTTGAGCGTATTAACCGTCTTGTGACCTGGGGGCGCCTCGCATGGATTGCGATCGTACTCGGCTCCGGTGGTGTCGGTACGGGTGTTGGCTTCCTCCTCGGTGAGGGAGCCGCTCGCGCAACATTTGAAGCGAAGTGGGCTGAGCACGACCGGCGCCTTCAAGAACTCGAAACGTCCAACGCTGACACGATCAAGTTTCAGCAGGTCATCCTTGGCAAGCTTGAGAAGGTCGAGGGCTCCCTCGACGTGATCAAGCTTCAGTTGATGAGGTCAGACAAATGAGCACTGAAGCAATCGTCGCAGCCGTGGTCGTTGCCCTCGCTCTCGCCGCTCAGTCGGTGCGCTCGCTTGTTGCTATTCCTGGTAGCAAAGAGCGTATCGGCCGTCTTGTCGTGCTGATCGTCGCGGCCACGCTTGGCGCACTTATCGTCGAGCAGCTTGTAGCGCCTGATTATTGGGCGTTCGGCATCGCGCTCGGTCTCGGTATGGTTGAGCTTGGTCCTGTGGTTTCTGGAGTAGCCAAGCGCTTTGTCCGCCGTAAAGGTGACAGCAAAGTTGAGAAGGATTGACTTCCTGAACGCGCCACGAAAAGGTTAGACCCTCTTCGGAGGATCCCTTGGTTCAACCAATAGTGCGCAGCCCGTTCAAAACCGCAGTCGCCGATTGCGAAACCATCGCTTTCCCTCGCAGCCCGAATACGGGCTGTGTTTGTTTTAGGGTGGACCAAGGCCTCCTTTTTCGATGGGAGGGCCGTGCGTGGATAGAGCTTCCTGTTCCAAAGGGAAAGCTTTGGTTCAACCCTAGAACGAGAAAGCTTTGTATATGGACGGGCACGCACTGGCATGTCCACGGGGAGGGCGACCATGCCGATCGTTGAAAAGGTCGTTGAGGTAAAGAAGGTCTTCAAGCGATGGGACGACGCGCCGCGCCCGAAGAAAGACAAGCGGAAGAAGCCTAAGGTCAAGTTCGCCTGCGATGAGTGCGGCAAGGTCTTCATCCTCACCGAGAAGACGGCCAGCGACCGGAAATACTGCTCGACCACCTGCGCTGACGCCGGTCGAGCCGTTCCGATGTTTCACCGCCTTTGCCGTCTCTATGAGGAAAAGCCTTCGGGCTGCTGGGAATGGAAAGGGCGCCTGAACATCGGCGGCTACGGCACCATCCGTGACGGCGACAAGATGGTGACCGCTCACCGGACCAGCTATCGCCTTTTCCATGGTGAGATCCCAGACGGATTAATGATCTGTCACAAGTGCGACAACCGCCTGTGCATCAACCCGGAGCACCTCTACGCAGGTACTCACGAAGAGAACATGCGGGACCTGTCGATCTCCAACCACTCGTCCTTTTCCAAGACCGAGTGGGATGACCGATATCAGATGCACCTGCTCCTCCTGAAGGGGGAGAGCGTCAAGAAGATCGCCACCGCCTTTGACGTGTCTGTGAAGACCGTTCAGGTTTGGCACCAAAGATTCCTGCAGCGCGACCGCGTCCCAGAGAGGTACTTCAATGGCTCAGCTGACTGACGAGACGACCCCGCACATTCACGAGCCGCGCGACGACAACCGCTGCGCGAAATGTAAGGCGCTGCTAAACAGCGTGAGGAAAGGCCGCGCATCCGCAGAGGTGGATACGTTCAAGTCTGACAACCAGGGCGAAGAGACCCTGTCTAAGAGGTGGTGATCTATGATGACGATTGAGCAGCAGAAGGAAGCCATCAAGAAGGCAGGGCAGGAAGCCCTACGGCTCGCGGTCGTGGCGTGGAACAAGGGCATCATGGACCCCACGCGCAAGGCGTGGGGAGACCCGTCCTTTGACGATGACCGCGCCTTCATCAACCTCTGCATCAAGTCCCCCTCTCAGGGTCTTGGCTGGCCCTCTGTCAGCATGACCACCAAGGATTATCGCTGGGATGGTGACTTCGAGTGGTGCGGCGCATTCGCCTCGCACGCTTGGCAGGCGCTCGACCCCGATATCCGCAAGCACTACCTCGCATCGACCTACCGGCTTTTCCGGTACGCTCGTTACCAGAGCCCGCCCAACAAGTTCGTCAGCTACATGAAGAAGGCCCCCGAGGGCACGGTCGAGCGAAAGTTCGCTGAGCTTCTCGGAAACGACGCGGCCAAGATCGCGCTCGTCGAGAAGTTCGAGCCGCAGATGGGCGACATCCTCATCGTCAACGGCACCGATCGGTTCGGCCAGCACATCACCGTCGTCGACTCGTGGGACCCCGTCGCCAAGACCTTCGACACCGTCGAGGGGAACGCCACCGGACGTGGTCCGAAAGGTCAGCGGTTCCAGGGCGTCATCCGCCAGACTCGGCCCATCGCCGTCTGCAAGCATCTCTACCGCCCCGGCTTCGCCGATATTATGCGGTGGCCGGAATGAACGATCAGGCCGATAAAGTCGAGCTTCTCGACTGGCTGATCAGCACACAGATGGATGCCGTGAAGCGTTTCGGTACGCACTGGCCGGGCTATCACATGATGGCTGGCTTTATCGAAAGGCAGCGAAAGATCGTCAGTGAAGAGTCTTGCGAGCATGTGTTCGTAACCAAACCTGAAACTCAAATGCTTATGGGTTGGCGAACGGACACGGCCTGTAAGAAGTGCGGCAAGCTTCAAAGTTACAAGTTTGAGTATTTCGACGGCGATGTGAGAGAGGAGACGTACACATGAAGTTCTTCAATCTACCAAGATGGATCGTTTGGACTCTCGTCTCTTTACTCGCAATTTTGCTCTGCGCAATCTGGCAGTGGAAAAGAGCGATGAATCTCTTGGATGCTACCTCCGAAAAGTTGGAGGATGCGCTTAGGCAAAAGTCTGAAGCTGAAGCTAGGGCTCGAGAAGCTGCCGCAGCAGCTGAACGAGAACGAGAGCTTAGCGCAAAGCGCGCAGCGATCTCTGCCGAGGTCAAAGCCGAGCTTAAGAAAATTGACCAAGACCGAGATTTGTTAAATAAAGCTAATGATTCTAAGACTTCCGAGGCTAAAGATGCGGTGGTACGGTCAGGCACCGCCGTTGATAAGTTCAACGCCTGGAAGCAAAAGAGGCGTAAATGACTCCTGACCCCGTAGCGCCGCCTGAAGAGCTTGCTTACTTCTCTTACGGTCATCTGACAGAGCCTATGCGCTCTATAAGTATGCACTTCTCCAACCTTGCCTATCAAGCCTATAGCTCGCTGCCTGACTGCAGGCAGCGAGCTATTTGTCTTGAGTACTTGCTTATGGCCAAAGACGCGGCCGTTCGCGCTGCATTAAAAGGGCTCAAGCGATGAAACCTGCTAAGATTGCAGCCGTCGTGGTATTGGCTTTTGCTTTTGGGCTGCTAAGTACGAAAGCTTGCTTTTACGCCAGAGCCGCCGAGCCTGAGCCAGCCTACAATGCTGTCCACCTCAAGAAGGGTGAGCGCGCTCCGTTCGACGGTGACCTCGTTGACCCGGATGACCTGATTGATCTGCTCATCGATGCCGAGTGCGACGATGAGCATCTCGAGATTTTCACCTGCGGCCGTAAGCTGACGTTGCTTGAGGAAAAGCACACCCAAGAAGTCAAGCTGCTCGATGACGCTCGCTTGGCCTGTGAGCGCCGTCCTCCGCTGACCGTTGAGGTTATCAAGCCCGTTCCGTTTTACGAGCGGCCTTGGTTCATGCTAACAGTCGGGGTCGTAGTCGGTGGTACGGCGGCGGCTTTCGCAGTCATGGCTGCCAACTAGAGTAGTCAACGCCGCGCCGTGCGCCACAGCGCCCCCGCGCGGCATCGTCTGTCGCAGGCGATGCCTCTTCCAAGAGGCTTTACGGTCTCCAAGGAGAAACTCCGATGTCGTTCAGCAATACCCTCGAAAATGAAATGCTGCTTCACCTGCTCAACAACTCCGACATCGCCGACATCGGCGACGCGACGGGGCTGCGCGGTAGCACGACAGCAGGCTCGTTCTATCTCTCGCTTCACACCTCGTCGCCTGGCGAGACCGGCACGCAGAGCACGAACGAGACGAGCTACACGAGCTACGCTCGCGTTGCTGTGGCGCGTACTGCAGGCGGATGGACCGTCACTGGCAACTCGGCCTCGCCGACGGCCAATGTGGACTTCCCCGAAGCCACCGGCGGCACTGCAACCATCACGCACGTCGGTCTCGGCACGGCCTCCTCTGGCACTGGCAAGCTGGTGCTTTACGGCGCGCTCTCGCCGTCAATCTCGGTGACCACGGGCGTCATCCCGCGCGTCAAGACGACGTCGACCATCACGCTCGACTGATGAGGTAAGCGATGCCCAGCTTTTATGACCGCGTCGAGGACACGACCACGACGACCGGCTCGTCCGACATGACGCTCTCAGGCACCGCTCCGACGGGCCGCGTGACGTTCAACACGGCCTTCGGCAATGGCGGCATCGAGTCCAAGCGTTTTTCATACGTCATCCAGAACGATGATGAGTCGGAATGGG